ACTCCATTTAAAGTCCCACCAAAAGTAACATCTAAAGATGTTCAAGAAGGTATTAGACAAGGTTATCGAGGTTTAGCAGAAGTCGTAAGCAGTACAGACGCAGATGTAGGCAGACAAAAAGGAGTATTTATAGGTCGTGCAACAGCACCATTAGATTGGTTCAAAACTTATGCAAATGGTGGAGCAATGAATAAAGATGCAAAAATGGGGTATAACAGAATATATAGAAGAGTAAAATGAATTATCAAGGAATTAGATCAAAATTTGAAGCACCTATAAATACAGCTTATGCTGCATTAAGTCCTGCTGTACCAGTATTTTTTGATAATTTTGGTGATGTAGTATCTGATGCTGACAGTGAATTTGTTTATGTAAATATTCAATTTGGACTTACTACCGAAGTAGGATTAACTTCTTCATTAGATAATGTAAGAGGAATTATTACTGTCAGAGCTTTTGCAGAAAAAGATAAAGGGCCAGCCAGAAGTCAGACATTAATTAATACAGCTTTTACAGCGATCGAAACACTTAATAATACTGGACAACCCACGAGTGGTATCTTTGTAAGAACTGGAGAGGTAACTGGTCCTACATTTGATACGGATAGACCTTTCTTTGTATCAACAATCGAAACAAATTTTCAAGCTACAGTAATTTCTTGAATCTTTGTTGTAATTCACGCTATCCTATAGA